TTTGAAATGCTCCGTAAGGAAGAACGTAGGTTAAAAGATTGGACTACAAATAATAGCAATAAAGGTGAAGGTGTTAGAAACTTGATTTACGACATTCAAGAAGGAACATTAGAACTACCGCATAAGGAATTCTTCCCGCATTTATACAACGAATTAAACGCGTTTACCTATAAAATATCAGCTACGGGTACAATGACATTTAATGCACCATCAGGTTATTTCGATGATTGTGTTATGTCATTAATGTTAGCTAATGAAGCAAGACGTAGTGTAGGGAATAAAGGTAAAATTTACATAGGCAATATGGCAAGGTAATATTTATCGCCAAAGGGGATATCTTTACACCGTTGCTTATTTTGTTTATTCCATCCTCCCCTTTAAAAGGCCCTTGCGTTCTGCAGGGGCTTTTTTTATATTCACCGTATCGTGGAAACTCTATAACCGATACATATTTATAACTATGGAAATAAAACTAAACATACCAGATTATTTGTCTATTAAGCAGTGGAAACAATTCACTTCATTAGAGCATTTATCTGACGGCGAAAAAATGGTCTACTTAATTTCATTACTTAGTGATAAGGAAGAGGGTGAAGTTAGAAGTTGGACACCAGCATCATTACAACAAGTATATTCTAAAGTATTAGAAGTATTAAGTGATGTTGAACCTCAGTTCTTCCCAATATTTGAGTTAGACGGGGAATTATACGGGTATTCTAGCATGTCAAATATGACATTGGGTGAGTATGTGGACCTAGAGAGGCTCGCAAAACAACCGCAGGAAAACCTCGAAGAAATCATGGCTATATTATACCGCCCTATTACGAAACATCGTTTTAAAGGTATGAAATGGGCATTTAAGAACACATTTAAAGTATCTCAAGGCGATGCCGAGAACTTATTTAAATATTATACGTTAGAGGAGTACGATAGTAATAAACGTGATGAACAAGCAGAACTACTAAGTGAAGTTCCAGCGTCAATGGCATTTGGCGCATTGAATTTTTTTTTAGCTCTCGCAAGCTCATCCTTAGCAAATTCGAATCTCTCTTCCCTCCCGCCCAAGCAAGCAATGAAGGCGATGAAGACGATGAACCAGAAAATGGCTTCAATTCCCATTGGGGATGGTTTAGCACAATTCATTATTTATCATCAACATCCATCCTTTCGATCACAGGGGATAGAAGCATCCCTGAATTAAACTTTATATTGGTTTTAAATTATTTAGCATACGAGCAAGATAAGAACCAACAAGAGGAACAAAGACGTAAACAACAAGAACGACAATATAGAATAAAATAATATGGTAGAAGGAGTAAATATTATACAAAAAATGGCTATTGTAGCCCATGTAAAGCGAGGTAAAACAGTAGCTGCGATTGCTAAGCTAGTAAAACTAACTAAAGCCAAAGTGCAGGAAGTAATAGATAACGAATAATGAATACAGTAGTACACACATACGATGATATAGTAGGCTATTTTCAGGATGCTTGTACCGCACACGTCGGTATAAAATCATTTGCTGAAGGTGCAATTGATTACTTAGATAGTAATTCCCAAAATATTGCTTACCCATTTGTATTCCTAAGACCATTAACGTCTCAAGGTATAAATGCTAACACTAGGAATCTAACATTTGAATTATATGCTTTAGATGTACCTAAATTAAGTGATGAGACTCCATTACTAGTAAAATCAAGAACAGAACTATTTTTATACGATGTATTATCATATATGAATTATGGTCCTGTAAACAATACTAATTGGATGACTATATCAATGAGCAACATTACACCTGTAAATGAGGCATTCAACGATAGAGTATATGGTTGGGTAGCAAATATTACATTATCAGAAGCAGGTATATTTAATTACTGTTTTTATCCTAGCGTATAATGGCTGAACCTGTAATATATAAAAATCTAGAATTAGAAATGTCCGACATCGGTACTCTGGTAGTAGAGGAGATGGTGGATAGACTATTTGATAATAATTCAGTTGTTACAGGAAATCTAGCTCGTTCGATCACACCATTATCTACTAAAGTAGTTCAGGATACTGTTGTACAAGATATTCAATTACCTCTATATGGTATTTATGTAGATGAAGGTAGTGAACGTAAATCAGGTGGTATGCCTCCTGTTACATCAATCATTGATTGGATAAAACAAAAGAGAATTACAGTACCACCAGCGATGTCAATTACACAATTTGCATTCGCGGTAGCTAAAAACATAGAGAAAAAAGGACAACGATTTAAAAAACCAAAACCATTTATTCAAGTATCACTTGATGAGGTAGTAAATAGAAATTTAAATAATATTGGAGAGGCAGTCGCACTCGATTTCGATGATAGTATTATAGCGACAGCAAATGAATCATCGGCATTAGAAGCAAAATAATATGGCAATTACAATTCAACAATCACCAACGTATTATAACATAGCCAATAACTATTTGGTATATGTTGTTACATCTGATCAAACCTCACAACCACAATATCAATTTGTTTTAGATATTAAGGATAAGGATGGTAATCTAATTCAACGACTAAAACAACAACCTAATCCATCTAATAAAGGTGTATTCGATATTGGACAAATTATTGCTCAGCAATTTGATGGTGGGATTATACCTATTAATATTGATGAATCATTAGGTGTACCTGGTACTTTTCCATCCGCCATCCAAAGCACCTTTTACAGATCAGGTAGTAATTCAATGCCTGCTTCTGTTAATAATACCTATCCTTTTTTAAATGGGGGAGCAGCAAACCAATATGATGTTTTTATTGGTGAAGAATATGGTACATCAACTACTTCAATTGTTACATTATATAATGGAGATGGTGTTGCTGGTAATCCAACAGTTGCTCCAACTAAAGAATGGCAAATATATTCTAATGGTGTTTTAGACACTAATACAAGATATCCATCATGGGCTCCATCTTGGAATTTAGAAAATAAATTTGACACATATTATGATTCAACAACATTGTTTGGGACTGTTGCTGATGTTTACTATATAACAGGTGAGGGTAAATGGGTACCACAAAGATGGTATGGAGTAAGTTCTTATGTAGGTGATCTTTATACAGATTGGGATACAACAAATCCTTCACAACCCCTTTACTCTTTTAATGCTGGTTTAACTGATTTTCCTATTACACGTAGTGTAATGTGGGATGATTATTTAACGTTGTCTCTATTCCAAGGTACAGAATATGCCCCAGATAAACTTGATACTATTGCTCCTCAAAGTGGTTCTTTATATATGCCTAAACAACAATGGGTTGGGGAGGTTAAAGTATCGTACACTAGAGCAAATGGGCCGGGAGGTAATCAATCTTTCTATGGTAATACAGCTTTAAGCAGGAGAATTGACTCTAGTAGTGCGTTTATAGCAGATAATCAAGATCCACTTGTATGGATGTATTCACAAAGCATAGATGATACTATGACTCACTTTGGAGTAGGTCCTATGAATTTTGGATTTAGGGATCCAAGTGATGGCATTTATTCTCAGTTTAGAAATCCAATTGATTATCCTACTAACTATACTACAGCATATACAGTTGAATTACGTGGTGCTATAAATGGAAATGCTTCCTCATATAGTGCTATGAGATTAGCAGGTAGAGAAAGAAACGGTTATTTACCACCTGAGCCAGGGGGTATGGCTTTTAATTACCCACTAGTAGTTCTAAGTGACACTGGTATAACAGGGAGTTATAGTTTACCAACTGCTGAATTTGAGATTAGAGGAAATGTAGGTGGTTCGTGTATTACTAGAATTAATATTGCCGATATAATTTTTCCTGAATCTAATTTTGCTTGTGCTTCTACCTTAGCAATACAAGATTGTATTAACAGAGATATGATAGCTTCTGGCTCTTCAGCTAGGGCTTATCTAACAGAAATGGATGATGCAGATCTAAGTGTTTTTGGGGGAATAGACCCGGAATTAGATGAAAAATATTGGAAATGGAAGCTTATAATCTCTAATGAACCTGGTAGAACTAGTGGTGGTTATATAATGGTGTTAGATCCTGAAGATAATCCTAGTGCTGATTTTGTTGGTACACCTTTAGTAGGGGATGGTTCAGGTTTAGGTACAGCTACAGGTCTATTTACAGGTCAAAGTGGAGGTTCTACATTTAGCGATACATTAGGAGCAGTATCAGGACCTTCCTA